GTGATTCTCTTTCACCTACAAACGAGACGATCAGTTATGACTAGAACTGGAACGGGTCAAACAAGGGCTTTGGCGGTCGTACCAGAGGCGAACAGAGACGAACCGAGATTGCACACGGCAATTAACCTCCCAAAGTCTCTAATCGGCTCACCGACGCCGCGAATCCACTCACGGCTCAACGATTTACCGTCCAAAGGCGATGAGCTGATTGCCTTTGCCGAATCAATCGGCATCGATCTGATGCCGTGGCAAAGATTCGTCATTGAGCACGCTCACAAAGTCAAGCCTGACTTGCGCTGGGCATCGTCGGAGATCTGCATTGTCGGCGCACGTCAAATTGGCAAGTCCACGCTCCTCATTGTCCGGGCATTGGCCGGACTCTTTCTCTGGAATGAGCCGCTCCAAATATCCTCAGCTCACCGGCTCTCAACTGCCCTTGAGCTCTTTCGCCAGCTTGTCAAGATCATCGAGACCAATGACAAGCTCAAGGCGCAAGTAAAGGTCATACGCTGGGCGCACGGATCTGAGGAGATTGTGACCAAGAGCGGCAATCGCTACATGATCCGGGCATCAAATAATGCCGCCCGTGGTATTAGCCGGCCAGAGGTTGTCTATATGGATGAGCTCTCAGAGATGAAAGACCTTGATGGCTTTGCATCTTTGCGTTATACAATGATGGCATCAAGTAATCCGCAGGTGTGGACGTTTAGCACGGCAGGAGATCAAGAATCGGTCGTGCTCAATCAGCTTCGCGAGCGCGGATTGGCCGCAGCCGTAGGCAATAGCGACACAATTACCTATCTGGAATGGTCGGCCTACACCGAGGACATCACTGACGAGAATAACTGGATAGCAAGTACGCCAGCTCTCGGCCACACAATTCATGAGGACAATATCCGCGCCGTTCTTAATGATCCACCGCATGTCGTTCAACAAGAAGTCCTTTGTCGCTGGATACATCAGAAAGATGCCGTGATTCCGGCTTTGCAGTGGAATGAGTGTATGCAAGAGGGCATTGAGTTAGATCCGGAGAAAGAGACATGGCTTGGACTCGATCTTTCGCCGGATCGTAGAGCTGGAGCATTGGTCGCCGCTCAGCGCATCGATTCCGAAAGATTTGTCATTAAGCTGCTACGCACATGGGAAAACTCAGTCTCTCTCAATGATCTTGAGATGGCCAATCACGTCGCTGAGCATTATCGCAAGTATCCAGTGCAAGTCGTGGCATATAGCAAGCGAACGGCCACCGCCGTCGCTGGTCGCCTATCGCCTGCCGGTATTGCCATCATGGACTTTGACGGTCACAATTACGCAACGGCCTGCGATCAACTTCTTTCGGCAATTACGAGCAATCGATTGCGCCACAATGGCAATGAGGAGCTAACCAAACAAATGCTCTCAGCGGTGCGCTTGCCTCATGGCGATGGCGGTTGGGTCATTGGGCGCAGAGCTTCCCAGACGACAGTATGCGCCTCAGTAGCCGCCGCGCTCGCTTGTTTCTATGCGACACGCCCAGAGACGGAGATTGACATTCTGGTCGGTTAAGTCTAAGGCTTTACTTTAGACTCAGACACATGGGCTTGTTTACACGTAACGCACCGACCATCACTGCCGCACGTCCGATTGATGTCGAGGCCGCTCTTGCGCCAGTCAATACAATCGACTCGGTATTCAACTTCTTTGGAACCGCCGGCGTGAGTGCAACTCGCGCTGAGTTTATGTCGGTTCCGACGTGCGCACGCGCTCGCAACATCATTTGCAGTTCAGTGGCATCAATCCCTTTATTGGTGCGCACAAAGCAAGATGGAGCGCGCGTTGAGCTTGTTCCGCGTGTTATCAATCAACCAGATGCGCGAGTTCCCGGATCTGCTACGTACGCATTCCTTTGCGAGGATCTACTTCTCTACGGCTACGGTTATTTGCAAATCACTGAACTATATGCAGACACGTATCGCATCCGCAACGCTCAGCGCATAGATCCAACTCGTGTTGGAATCGAGACTAATTCTCTTGGAACAGAAATCGATCACTATACCGTGGACAATTATCGAGTGCCAGATACTGGCATCGGAGCCCTTGCAGTGTTCTACGGCAACGACGAAGGCATCTTGCATCGAGCTGGTCGCACAATAAAGGCCGGAGCAGAATTAGAGCGCGCTGCAACAATGTATGCACGTGAGCCAGTGCCGACAATGGTCTTAAAGTCTAACGGCACGGCGTTGCCGGCTGATCGCATTGCAAAGCTTCTTGAATCTTGGGGCAGTGCTCGCCGCAACCGTGCAACTGCATTTCTTAACGCTGACGTCTCACTTGAGACTTTGGGATTTGATCCTGAGAAGCTGCAACTTAATCAAGCGCGAAGCTACGTTGCAACCGAGCTTGCACGCGCATCTGGAATTCCGGCGTATTACGTTGATGCCGAATCAGGATCATCAATGACGTATTCCAACGCCACTCTTGCACGCCAAAGTTTGCTCGACTTTAGCTTGCGTCCAATTATGACGGCCATTGAGGAGCGTCTATCAATGACTGGGATGGCCAATGACTTTGTGCCTGCAAGTCAAGAAGTTAAGTTCAATCTTGATGATTACTTGCGCGGCTCAGCCAAAGAGCGCGCGGATGTTTACAAAATACTATTTGACATTGGAGCACTTACATCCGATGAGATACGACTAGAAGAGGAGATGATTCGATGAAACAAGAAAAACAGAAACCAATCAATCTTGACTTTGCCATCAAAGTCAGCGCAACAGACTTTCCAAAGAGAGAGCTATCTGGGCGCATTGTCACATGGAATGAGGAAGGCGCAACAAGTGCCGGATCAACAAGCTTTGAGGCAGGCTCAATCACATTTGGCAACACGACCAAACTCTTACTTGAACATCGCCGCGAATCTCCAATCGGCTTTCTCAAAAGTTACAAAGTAACGCCTGATGGCATTGATGCCGTGTTTTCCGTTGGCAACACAACCGCCGGCTCTGATGCACTTGTCGAGGCATCAAGCGGATTGCGCGATGGATTTAGTGTCGGTGTTATTGCAGAAAAATATAAAAACGTTGATGGCGTCCTAATTATTAGCGCAAGTTTGCTTAAAGAAGTCTCACTGGTCACCGATCCAGCTATTGCCAGCGCAAAGGTAGCGATTGCCGCAAGTGAGCAAGAAAATTCTGAGTCCGATGTGGAAACAGAAGTAATCCCTAACAATGAAGGAGAAACGCAAGTGGAAACTAATCCAACCGTTCAAGAAGTCCCAGCCGAAACGGTTGAGGCTTCCAAGACCGTATCAGTGGACACATCTCGTCCACTTTACTTTACAAAGCCACGCTCGCCAATCGTCTCTGATGCAACATACTTAGAGCATCACATTCGCGCAACGCTATCGCCCAACTCTGACTCAGCTCTTTGGGTTCGTGCAGCCGATGACACAATGAGCACCGTTGCAGGTTTTAATCCAACACGTCAGCTCACTGAGGTGATTAACGGCCTTACCAATTACTCTCGCAGCAACATCGATGCAATTTCTCGCGGAACACTTCCAGATGCAGGAATGACATTTGAGATTCCAAAAATCACGGCAGTTCCAACAGTGGCAGCAACGGCAGAGGAAGGCAATCCGTCAGAAACCGGCGCAACTGCCTCGTATTTGTCATGCACGGTCCAAAAATTTGCCGGGCAAAATACGCTTTCGGTGGAGCTCATCGACCGTTCAAGTCCGGCATTCTTTGAGGAGCTCATTCGCCTCATGGCCGGAGCTTACGCAAAGGCAACAGATACAGCAGTCAACGCTGCAATTATCACAGGCGCAACAGCCGACGCAACAACTCTTGCAACATTCCCAACAGCTGCAGAGCTTTTAGGATTTGTCTCTCGCGGCGCCGCTTCGGTTTATGCCGCAACTCAAGGCTTTGCTCGCAACATCATTGCCAATACTTCACAGTGGTCAAACTTGATGACACTTAACGTCTCAGGCGCGCCTCTCTATAACGTCGCAGCTGGCCAGACAAATACAACTGGCGGCGTAGCAACTCCAACATCAATTCGCGGAGTAGTTGCAGGTCTTGATCTTTACGTCACGGCCAACACTGCCTCACTTACCGATACCGATGGATCGATGCTCATTGTCAATCCTGACTCATACACATGGTATGAAAGCCCAACACTTCGCTTAACTTCTAACTTAATTAACACGGGTCAAGTCGAAGTGATGTATTACGGCTACGGCGCAATCGCTACCAAAGTCGGCGCAGGTGCATTCAAGATCAATAAGACTTGATCTGAATAAATAATCATGGGTCAGGTGCGCTCCCGTATCTGACCCAGCAGCTCACGAAAGGAGACGGAGATGCCAGCCATCATCACAGTCGCATCACTGCGAACAGTGTTAGGCGTCTCCGTCTCTCTTTATTCTAATGACTATCTTGAAAGCATTATTGATTCAGCCGAGCAGGTAATCCTGCCGCTATTAACTGCCAATCAGGTTGCAGTCAGTCAGGTCTATCTAACCTCAAACGTCGCCTACTATGTCACGCAACGGCCTCACGGCTTTGTCGAAGGTCAGACCGTGGTGGTGAGTGATTGTGTGCCAGCTACGTTCAACGGCACTATTACCATCACCGATGACATAACGAGCCCATATATTTTCTCGGCAGCACTTGTCAATGCAGACATTATTGTGCGCGGCGTCATACCTGCTGGGATTGCTTTTTTATCCGGGGCAAACGCGGCCACGCTTTACGCGAGTACCGACGCAGTCGAACAGGCGGTCACCATCGTCAGCGTTGAGATATTCCAAAGCGTGGTCGCGCCCGGCGGTCAGATTGAGGGCGTAGACTTTACGCCAAGCCCGTTCCGCATGGGCCGGTCACTCCAAAATCGTGTCATCGGTCTTTTAGGTAATTACGTTGATGTCGAAACGATGTGTGTGTGATGCCTACACCAACAACAATCGCCACAAACGTTCGCGGCACACTTGCCACGGCTTTGGCATCGGTGGCAGCTTCAGTCTATTCAACAGTGCCAGAGGCAGTCATTCCACCGGCTTGCGTTATCGTTCCAGATACGCCATACCTTGAGACGACAACAATCGGTGCCAGCACGGTACGCGTCAAAGTCAATTTGGTTGTGAGTGCAGCCGTTGCCTACAACAACAACGCCGGTGCACTTGACAATCTTGAGCAGCTCATCATCTCTATCATGCAGGCAATGCCAACGGGATACGTTGTTGGCGATGTGCAACAACCGACAATTCAGAGCGTCGGTGCGTCAAATATACTAGTGGCGGATCTCGCGGTCAGCACTTACTACACACAACAATCAATCTAAGGAGACAGACAAATGGCAACAACAATCGTCACGGCGAGAGACCTAATTCTGACAATCGCGACCGTGAATTATGACGCACAAACAACTGCCGCCACGCTAGTGAACGCGCCAGTCATCACTACCTATCAAACACTCGATGGCAAAGCTTACAAACACATTGACGATCAGTGGACGCTCAACCTTGAGCTTCTTGCAGACTGGGGCGTTGCTTCATCACTCTTTGAAGCGATGTGGACGGCCGCAGATGGCTCTCCCAACACAACTTTAGCCGTGTCCTTTACGGCGGTCACTGGCGCGGTCTTTACTTGCAGCGTCTTTCCAGTATTTCCAAGCGTCGGTGGCACTGCCCCGGATGCACAAACAGATTCATGGTCAATGCTTGTCGATGGCAAGCCAGCCGAGACATTCAGCTAATCGCACTAGAAACGGGAGCACATAATGAAACTACCAATCCATATCGAATACACATCCGGCGAGTTCGGTACATATACCGCACAACCGCCAGAGTGGGCAAAATGGGAGAACAAAACCGGATTCACCATTTCACAAGCGCAAGACAAGATTGGAATCTCGGATCTGCTCTTTCTTGCGTGGAGTGCAATGAGGCGAGAAGCTGGTGGCAAGCCCATCAAAGGCTTTGAAGTCTGGTGTGAAACCGTGGCAGATGTGAAGGTGGGAGACAACGACCCAAAAGTCATAGAGTCGGAAGCGTAAGTCGATTATTGGTTGAGGTCGCTATTGCGACAGGCATACCAATGGGAGAATGGACTTCGGCAGACGACATCTTGACGGCGATTGAGATATTGGAGAAACGCAGTGGCATTTAAGACAACAAAGGGTCAAGGATCCTTTCGCATTGAGGTCGAGCCGTATGCTCTCAAAAATCTTATTAGCACACTCAACCTATTAGACAAAGAGACGCAAGGGCGCGTTCGTGATGCGGCTCAGCCTTTATCTCAACGTCTAGCTGGTCAAATTATGCAATTTGGTCACGCATCGCCATCGCCTCAAACAAAGCTTGTCTTGCAATCTATTGTTACACCGCGCGATCGATTGATACGCGTTGATATAGGTGGGCCAAAGAAAGTCGGTCGAGCTTACGGCGGCCGGCCAAGCAAGAGCGGCAAAGGAGCAAAGGTTGGTCGTACTCAAGCTCCTGCCGGTGCATTGCTATGGGGCAGTGAGTACGGATCAAGACCGGGCGTAGATTCTATGGGCAGAAAATACACAAATCGTTTCAAAGTGCCCTACCGTCAAGAAGGATATTGGCTTAACAAAGCCGTGGAGTTCTATACGCCAGTGGTTGCTCAAGAATACATTTCAATCGTGACTGGAATCATTAAAGATTTGGAGCTTGACTGATGGCCGGCATTCCAAAGGTCAAGATTACATTTGATGCTGACTTTGATGATCTCAAAAAAGGCATCAAAGGCACACAGACAGAGGTTGAAACTTTCTCTGACAAAGTTGCGGACTTTGGCAAGAAAGCGGCAGTCGCTTTCGCCGTCGCCGGGGCTGCAATAGGAGCTTTCGCACTATCGGCAATTAAAGCTGCTGCGGAGGATGAAGTCGCACAAACTAAACTGCAAGACACTATCCGCAAGACGACAAACGCAACTGCTGAGCAAATTGCTGGAATAGATACATACGTTACAAAGCAATCTATTGCAACCGCGACGACCGACGACGTAATTCGTCCGGCATTGTCGAGATTAATTCTGGCAACTAAAGACGTCACAAAAGCGCAGGATTTATTATCTTTGGCTCAAGAAATTGCCGCTGCAAAGTCCTTGCCACTAGAGACAGTGACCAACGCTCTTGGTAAAGCCTATGAAGGATCAAACACTGCTTTGGGCAAATTAGGTACTGGCATCGATAAGGCCACACTCAAAACATCTAGCTTTGATGAAGTGCAGAAATTGCTCAATGTGACCTTTGATGGTTTTATTGAAAATCAAGCTACAACGGCGGCATTTAAGTTTGAACAAATAAGCATTGCAGTCAATGAATCAAAAGAAGCTATCGGAGCAGCTTTATTGCCAGTGGTCACAGAATTGGCAGATTTCATCTTAATAACGGCAGTGCCAGCATTAGAGTCATTTATTGCCGGATTGACTGGTAAAGATAGCTTGGCAGAAGGTCTTACAGACTCACAGAAAAAAGCCGTTGAATGGGGCAAGAAAGTCAGAGGCGTGATTGACACAGTCATCGATCTCAAAGATGAATTGATTGCCGTCGCAGTCGTGATTGGCACGGTGTTTCTTGTCTCCAAGATTACAGCTGCCGTAAGCACGACAATAGCTCTGATCAAGACTCTCATTGTTGCATATAACGCACTTAAAGCATCGGCCATTGTTGCTGGCGTAGCCTCAGCCTTTGCACTTAATCCGTTGCTTGGCGTTGGAGCAGTCGCACTTGCAGCCGGTGTTTTAGCGGCTGCCAATGCCCTTGCAACTAGGAGCAACGTTGATGCCAATACGAGTCCAATTTATACGGGCAATCCCAATCTTATTACAGGATCAACCGGTGGAACTGGTGGTACTAGTGGAAGCGGTGGAGTCACAACGGTCACAAAGGCGGCAACGGATAACAAAGCGGCAATCGCTGCAATCACTGGAGATATAGGCGGCACTAGCGGCATCGCCGGAGCTGGCGTCACTGATTCACAGAAAACCGCCGAAATTGTCGCTGCCGCATCAGCTTCCATTGCAAGTATGACTGACATTACCGCTCGCCAAGCTGAAATTAGAGCAGAGGAGCGAGGAGATTTCTCAAGTGCGCCAACTATCAATGTGACAGTCAATGGAGCAATAGATTCTGAGGGCACTGCACGCACAATCACTCAAGTGATCAATGATTCGTTCTATCGAGGAACAGGCGGCGCATCAACATTCGTCGCTATTGCATGACGCAATGGGCTCCAGTCTGGCGTGTTGAGGTTGCCGGCGTTGATGTAACGGACTCAGTCATTGCCAATCTGACAATCACGTCAGGGCGAAACAATATCTATGAGCAGGCGCAAGCCGGCTATTGCTCCATCACACTTATCATCTTTAACCAAGCCGCGATTGACTTTGAAATCAATGACACGCTGAGCATCGAGGTGCAAGACACATCGGCCGTTTATGTGCCCATCTTTGGGGGCTCGGTCGTGGACGTCTCTGTAAGCGTCTCGCAGGTCGGATCTAGCGCATATACACAGGAAGTCACCATTACGGCTCTGGGAGCCCTTGCAAGGCTCCAGAAAGCTCTCACAGATGGCGTCTTGACTCAGGACTTTGAAGGCGACCAGATTGAGTCGATCTTGCGCGAAGTGCTCTTTGCTCAATGGCAACAAGTCCCGGCCGCTCTCCAGTGGAGTACCTATGATCCGACGACGACGTGGGCGACTGCCGAAAACACCGGGCTTGGCGAGATTGACACTCCGGGCAATTATGAGCTGGCGCAACGATCCTCAAATCGCACGGTGGTCTATGACCTAGTGGCAGCTCTGGCCACATCCGGTCTTGGCTACATCTACGAGGATGCTCAAGGCTTGATTGGCTACGCAGATGCAACGCATCGCACGACCTACCTTGCCGCCAACGGCTACACAGATCTCACGGCCAATCACGCACTTGGTCGAGGCATCACAATCAAGACGCGAGCTGGCGACCTACGCAATGACGTCACCATCAAAT